TTGGTATGGGTGGACAGATTTATGGTGTCCGCGCAGATTTAATTATTCTTGATGACTGTGTTACTAATGCTAACGCCCATGAGTGGGAGAAGCAGATTAAGTGGTTGCAACAAGAGGTTATTACTCGTTTAGGTAAAAATGGTAAACTTCTTGTTGTTGGTACACGTGTTGCCCCTAATGATTTGTATAGGGAATTGCGTAACCCTGAGCATTGGTCTGGTGGTAAAACACCTTTTACTTATTTGGCTATGCCAGCCGTTTTAGAATTTAATAATAAACCAGAAAAGTGGAAAACACTTTGGCCTAAATCTGACCGTCCTTGGGATGGAGAAGATGATGCTGTGGCTGATGAGAATGGTTTGTATTCTAAATGGGACGGTCCTGCCCTGTTTGCTAGGCGTTCAGAAGTAACTCCTTCAACATGGGCGATGGTTTACCAGCAACAAGATGTAGAAGATGATTCTATTTTCCCACCTCTATGTGTGCAGGGTTCTATTAATGGTATGCGTAAAACTGGTGTGCTTAACCCAGGTGCCCCAGGTCATCCAAAAGATTATGGTACTTGGCGAACTATTGTAGGTATTGACCCAGCGATGTCTGGTGCAACTGCAGCAGTTGTTGTAGTGGTAGATATGTCAACTAAAAAACGTTATTTACTTGACGCAATAAATATGACTGAACCTACTCCTGAAAAAATTAAAAACTTAATACATGATTGGGCTGTTAAATATCAGCCTAACGTTATTGTTGCGGAGAAAAATGCCTTCCAATTATATCTCACCAGAGACGAAACGATACGTGACTTTTTATCTTCAAGGGGTATCCAGTTCCGTGAGCATTTCACTGGAAATAACAAGTGGGATGTGGACTTTGGTGTTGCTTCTATGGCTACGCTCTTTGGTGTTGCCAACGATAACAAATTTGTAAAAGGCTCAAATCTTTTAGAGTTACCATCTTCTGAATCATCTGAAGGTGTTAAGGCTTTGGTTAACCAACTTATTGTTTGGAAACCTGAAATGAAAAAAAACCAACCAACAGATTGTGTAATGGCTTTATGGTTTACTGAAATTGTTGCACGTGAATGGTTAGAACGTGGTAACTATTCTCAACAATTTTTAAGTTCTAAATGGCATTCAAGAAAACAATTAAACACAAGATACATTGTTGATTTAGATGAAGCATACGCTGAACAACAAGCAGAAATATTCTACGCATAAGGAATTTAGTGGCTCTTAATATAACACAAATAGCAAACAAAGTTGAAGCGTTAAAACGCCGCAACCAAAATCGTGACGCTAGAATGGCTGACATTCTTGAAGTACGCAGAGGCAACCTTGTAAACGTATTTCCAGAAATGTTTCCAGAGGGTGCAACTAAGGCTATGGTTGCAAACTTTGTTGACGTAGCAGCAAGAGACGTCTCCGAAGTATTAGCACCGTTACCATCATTTAACTGCACAAGCAACAATAACTCTGACCGTGCTAAAAAATTTGCTGACACAAGAACACTAATAGCAAACAACTATATACAAATATCACGTTTACAAACACAAATGTACCAAGGTGCAGACTGGTACGGTTCATACGGATTTGTACCAATTGCAGTCGAAGCAGACTTTCAATTAAACATTCCACGTATTCGTGTAGAAAACCCTTTAGGTTTTTATCCAGAATTTGACAGATACAATCGTTTAGTATCATACGCTAAACGTTACATTAAAACTCTTGCTGAACTTATTGCAGAATTTCCAGAATACGAACGTGAAATATTAAACGGCTACAAAATAGAAGAAGTAGACCTTTATTCTGATATTGAAATGATAAAGTATGAAGATAAAAATATTATTCTTCTATACCTTCCAACAAGAGGTAATCTTGTTTTAACACGCACCGATAACCCAATGGGTGAAGTAACAGTGCGTATAGCAAAACGTCCTGGCATAGATGACGAACCACGTGGACAGTTTGATGATGTTCTATGGGTACAAATAGCCAGAGCAAGATTTGCACAGTTAGCGATGGACGCTGCAGAGAAATCTATCAACGCACCACTTGCTGTACCAAACGATGTACAAGAATTTGCGTTTGGTCCTGATGCAATACTAAGAACTGCTCAACCGCAGAACATACGCCGTGTAGGACTTGAGGTTCCACCTGCTGCGTTTACTGAAGCAGAACTATTACAACGAGAAATGCGTCTAGGTGCACGTTATCCAGAAGGTCGTTCAGGTGTTTTGGATGCCAGCATCATTACAGGACAGGGCGTACAAGCCCTCCTAGGTGCATTTGACACTCAAGTAAAAACAGGTCAACAAATACTTTCAGACACATTTGAAGACGTACTTGCATTATGTTTTAGAATGGATGAAAAACTTTTCCCAGTTGACAAAAAAATTGCTGCCACCTCAGGTGGTGCAAGATACGAACTAACATACAACCCACGTATAGATATTCGTGGAGATTACACAATACAAGTACGCTACGGACTTATGTCAGGACTTGACCCAAGCCGTGCATTAATTTTCTCACTACAAGCATTAGGTGCCGATTTAGTATCACGCGACTTTGTTATGCGCGAACTACCTTGGTCAATGAATGTTACAGGTGAACAACAATCAATAGATGTACAAAAAATGCGTGACAACTTAAATGCATCAATTAGCGCATTAGCACAAGCCATACCTCAAATAACAGCACAGGGACAAGACCCAAGTCAACTCGTAATGAATATAGCCGAGGTGATAAAGGAGCGTCAAAAAGGCACAAACATTGAAGATGCCGTAAAGAAAGTATTTGCTCCAGAACCTCCACAAGTTGCCCCTGCTGAGGTGCAGGCTCCAGTTGAGCAAACCGTCCCCAATGCTCCTGTTGTAGCCCCTCCAGGGGCTCCTAACCCAGAAACAGCACCAGAACGAGCATTACAACAACCAGATATACAACAAGTACTAGGACAACTAGTAGGATAAAGGATTTAAATTGGCTAATGAAATAATTTCAGGCGTAGGTAAAATGTCACGCAGAACAGATAAAAATATTTCAAGCCGTACCACACAAGGTGCAAAAGAAATTCCTTCAACAAAATACGGTGGACGTAAAATGTTAAACGAATTGCAAACATCTGCACCAATGCAAGGTGCGTCTGCTAAAACACCAAGAATTAGTGCAACACAACCAGCAGCACCTGTAGAAAAAGTAATACCTTTATTCTCTGAAACAACAAGAATAGATGAAATACCAGAAACAGGTATGCCATTTGGTGAAGGACCAGGACCAGAAATTTTAGGTATAACCCCACAAGGTGGAAGAACCGTTTCGCAAATACTTGCAGATGCAGCACAATACGACCCAACTGGTGAAATAAACGCAATATACGAAGATTCATTACTTAAAGGATTTTAATGGCTGGCGAAGA